CCCTGTGCCGAGAGCTGGTAAAGGGAATAGATGTCAAGATTCGATACGGTAATCAAAGCTCGTCATTACTAATTAACTAATTTGCTGGAGCTTGCTCCGGCATTAAAAGGGAAGTGTGGATGAAAGGTAATTTATCGACGCCAATAAACAAAATAGCGGCACTCGTCACGTCGCATAGTAAAGATAATTTCAGATTTGATAGCGAAGATAAGTTTGATAGTGACTTGCCTCTGCCTTACTACAAGTCTTTTTATGAGTATTGTGCGGATGAGCTTGATGGTCAGGGCAATCCGCTTCCGCAAAAGAGCGTCAAAAAAATATTCAATGAAAGGAAGCGCCTAGATATAACTCATTTGCGTAGAAGTAGATTGGTAGCACTTGGCGTGTCAACGGAAAGGCGCGGTAGATTTGTATGTCGTTGCGATTGTGGCAGGTTCACGATTAGGAGAGTGCGTTGTTTTTTCAATGATGGCTTTGATGCTTGTGGTGAATGTAAAAAGTTAGACGACCGGCAGAGGGGCTTCCAATGATTATCCTGAATGATGGTACTTACTACGAACCCGATGATGCGCAGATTATCTATTGGCAGAATGCGTTCCCAAAGGTAGATGTGTTTGCTGAATTAAGCGCAATGGCAGCATGGTGTGACGCTAATCCGAAGAAGCGGAAGAAGGATGGAAAGCGATTTGCGGCAGGCTGGATATCTAGGGCATCACAGCAAGAACGAGGCGTGTCGCCATTTGCAGAGAAAATGACTACAAATAATGGTAAAATCGCGATGAAGTCTTGGAGCACAGTAGACGATTGCACTCACGATTTTATGAAGTCAGAAAGCTACAGGGCGCATTGCTTGGAAAAACACGGCCAGTACGTGACCTTTGAAGGCGAGAGGGTGACAGCTTGAGCGAGCGATGGATCGTCAATAATAAGTACCAAGCGCAGCAGTTTTGTGAGTACATCATGAAACATCAAGATGCTGGCAAAGTGTACGAAATCTTAGAGCCAAAACTCACTTCACAACAGATGAAGGCTATACACGCTTATTGCGATGACATAGCACGCGCTCTAGCGGCTTCTGGGAATGACATGCAACACATTGTAACCTTACCTATAGAACCTACAGGAAAGCTCGTAAAGGAGATTATGTGGCGTCCTGTGCAAAAGGCTTTGTTTGATAAGAAGTCTGTAACGCAACTAAAGATGCGCGATGTGGACGACGTGTTTCGAGTCATTGCTAAGCACCTGGCTGAAACTCACGATATAGATGTGAGGTTTGGTCGGGGCTAATAGATCCTGGGGGGAGCTATGAGCTTACTTGATTACTGTACAACTGAACGTCAGCGCAAGATCATTACTCTGCATTTGGAGGGCAATGGGTATCAGAAAATTGCTGATGCAATTGGGACTACTAAGTGGGGTGTTCGTGACACTGTAAAAAATGTGAAAAGCAAGGCGGCGATACAAGGATATTCGCCTTCGCATGATATGCACCATACCGTACCCGACGGCTTTGTTTTGAGGGGTGTCTCGACCCTATACAACGATGAAGGAAAACCTGTTTCACAATGGGTCAAGTCCGCCAGCGACAAAGAACGACAACTTGAAATCGCACTAGAAGCATTCAAGGCTGGATTGTTAGATGAGATAGATGGCCTTCACAAGCCCGTAAAGGCTCCAGAAGCAACTAAGAACGAAGACAGGCTATCAGCTTACCTAATCGGAGATCACCACCTTAACGCGCTCTGCTGGTCTCCTGAGACGGGTGGCGATGACTGGGATACAAACATTGCTCAAGACGTGCTGATTAAGGCCGTCGATAAGCTGGTGTCGGCGGCAGGTGATGCAGAGGTAGGCGCGCTAATCAATCTCGGAGATTTTTTGCATGCCAATTCCGGTGATAATAAGACCGCAAAAGGCACGCCTGTCGATGTTGACGGAAGATTGGGCCGGGTCATTCGCGTTGTAGGCAATCTATTCAAAGTTTTAATCACTCGTATGCTGGAGACGCACAAGGAAGTGTGGCTAATCAACGTGCGAGGTAATCACGATCCCGATGCCAGCCTTTGGTTAAATGAGATGATGCGCTTGTACTTCGCAAGCGAGCCGAGGGTCAAGGTCTTTGATAACTTCAGTAAGTGGATACATTTCGAGTGGGGAAAGACTCTCGTTGTTATGCACCACGGGGACCGGGTAAAGACTCAAGCACTTTATGAGGCTGTGACTCGCGACTACGCAGAGGAATGGGGCCGCTCTAAATACCGGTACTTGTACCACGGTCATATCCACCATCGTACAGTAACAGAGCTGGGCGGGTTGCATTTGGAGAGTTTTGGTGTTCTCTGTCCACCCGATTCTTTCCACTCAGCATCGGGCTATGGCTCCGCGCGCTCTATGTCCTGTGTCATACTCGATAAGAACTACGGCGAACACAGCCGATTTAAAGTCGGTATTGATGAGGTCAAAACATGATACAAGTTCTTAGCTGTCCATTGCCTAACGGCGGGATGTCAGTGATAAAAACTGCCAATATATGCGGCGTAACATCCGAGGAATGCTCTAGTGAGTGCAGAGTTTACGTTTCAGGCTGGGCCACTGAGGGTATCACAATCGATTTGCCCATCGACGAGTTCGCAAAAATGTGGATGTCGGCGTTACTCGATTTAGAGGAGGACAGTCTAGAATATGACATCATATTTGCCCCAGATGCAATGCACTGAATGTCGTAAAACAATGGTGCCGCAGTTTAAGAAAGAGTACCCACACAAGCTTGATGGCTGGTCATGCGATTGCGGCCATAGTGAAAAAGCTATCTTACGAGAGAGGATGTTTACCCGTGCCAGCGCGCAAACCCAAGACAGTAGCAAAGCTTAAGCAAGACGCGGCGACCTTACTTCAAAAACTTGTGCGCATGAAGTATGCCAATGACGACGGGTTTTGTGAGTGTGTCACCTGCGGCAAGATGGGCCACTACAAAGAAATGGATGGCGGTCACTGGATTAGTCGTAACTCAGCCCACCTGCTAACAGAGGAAAACATCCATCCTCAGTGCAAGGGCTGCAATCGATTTATGTCAGGATGCCATGAGCAGTACACGCTGTTTATGATCGACACTTATGGCATGGAGCTGGTAAGAGAGCTGTCAGAAACTAAGCGCCAGGTAATGAAATACAACCGAATAGACTTGGAAGATCTCATCACTGAATTTAAGCAGCGCATCAAAGAACAAGAGCATCGCCTAGCTGGCGTATAGCCATAACACAATATGTGATATAATTATCCTGCCTATATGGAGGTGATTATGTGTACGAAAGTGAAACGTGCCATGTTCTGTACTCGCAATGGCTATAAGCATATAGAAAATCTAGAAACAGTTTGCGTTCTGGTCGGGAGGTTGAAGGGTCTTACTGAGTCTGAGTACCTTGATCTGTGTGCTATTAATAAGCTAGAAAATGCGCGTGCGCTAGAGATGGCAAAGCATTACCCGGCTCGGTAACTAAGCGAGCTTACCTCGGGTGAATCCACCCTAACCTTCTGCCCCCTAAAAAAGCGTCACATTTGTCGCAAACCCTTGTGTGCAATAACACCCTTTGTTAACTTAACTGCATTGGTTTTAAGGGAGAAAAGTATGTGGGGATACACAATCATTGGTCGGGACGGGGGCGAGGCGTACACGTCTGAGCCTGAGTACGAATCAGAGATGGAAGCTTACAAGGCGGGTGATTTAACCTTGTGTGACATGAACGAAGGCTCTATGGAGGTTTGGGAAGATTAATGGCAAAGCCAGCAAACCCACACCATCACATGACGTACTCAGAGGTTGCTGAGGTGTTAGGTGTTAGTCGTCAAACCATTAAAGTGATTGAGCGCAAAGCGTTTGAGAAGCTAAAAAACAACAAACAGCTAAGGGAGTATTGGCATGGACTTATCGCAGAAGAGGGCGGCATTGATCGCGCTAGTGATATTTTTGATAGTTCTGGGACTGGTGGGTAACGCAGACTACGAAGACGAGCTTGCAGAAGAAGCTTTTTATGTGGAGATGGTTTGTGACGGCAAGTGGCCTGACTACAAAGAGTTAGGTGTGACTTGTGAAAGTCCTTGATCTTTTCGCTGGCATAGGAGGGTTCACGATTGGCTTGGAAAAGGCAGGCTTTGAGACTGTAGCCTTTTGTGAGATAGAACCATACGCACAGAAGGTTCTTAAAAAGAACTGGCCAGAGGTGCCAATTTATGACGACGTTAGAACAATCACAGCAGAACGACTTGTTTCCGATGGAATTAGAGTCGATGTCATCACCGGAGGCTTCCCCTGCCAAGACATCTCAGTTGCAGGCAATCAAGCAGGCATCGCAGACGGAACGCGCAGTGGGCTATGGTCAGAGTGCGCCCGTCTTATTGGGGAGCTTCGACCCCGATACGCCATCTTTGAAAACGTCACAAACTTGCTTAATGGAGAGCGGGGAGATTGGTTTAAGCGAGTACTCTGGGACATTTCCTCGCTCGGGTATGATGCGGAGTGGCACTGTATACCAGCTTCCGAACTTGGCGCGCACCACCACAGAGATAGGATCTGGATTGTGGCGTACCCCCGCGGCAGTAAACGGATCGCAGGGGCCAAAGAGCAAAGCATTATACGAGCTATGCAGGAAGACGGGGCAGTCAACAGTGACGTTAGTGGACGAAGTGAGGCACACGCCGCCTTTTTGGCCGACACCCACGGTGCAGGACAGCAACAAAGCAACGAAGCGTTGGCGGGAGGATCATCAGAACAATTTGACAGCGCACGTATTCAATCCAGAGAAGCGGATGTTTCCAACCCCAACGAGTCGAGATTACAAAGGTGGTTACAAAACGGAATCGCTTATCAGGCGGGATGGGAAGTCGAGGGCAATGGATGCGCTTCCGAATGCGGTGCTGGATGGGAAAGGCACAGAGACGGTTACTGGGCAGTTGAGCCCAATGTGGGTCGAGTGGTTGATGGGCTTCCCAGTCGGGCACACAGACTTAAATGCTTAGGTAATGCCGTAGTGCCGCCGATACCAGAATTAATTGGAAGAGCTATTTATGAAAATAACAAAGAAAGAAATGAAAGAGGCGGTGAGGCTTAGAAACAACGGAGTGGATACGTGGTCACTCGCGCAAATTTATGAGGTTCATTACGACACAATGCGCAAATATCTACGCCAGTACGAACTATATGGTGTGTCGATTTTTACCCCTCATCCACAATATGTTGAGAAAACAGAGGATTAGCGTAAAATAATTAGGTACTCAACTGTTGGGGGTAATTAAATGCTCCAAGTGGTGAACATAAAGTGGCACGCAATCGAGGTCGGTAATATGCCGGGCGAAGAGCGCACTGTTCTCGTTGCTTTTGACGACATGTCTGTAGAATCATGGCCACTAACAGTTGAGGACATTTTGGACGGAGAGATACGGGCAGGACGCAGCATGGGGCTGTACTGGGCCGACTCAATACCGCACCCAGACGAGGAATGACACGGTGGCAGCTACAAGACGGCAGAAGGTACGCGCTGTTAAAGATGAAGAGAACAGACGCGCATTAAGCATTAGGGGTAAGGCCGAGTATATATTTGATTTGATTGATCAAATTGGCGAACTAGACCCTAAATCAGACGAGCACTTCCAAGCTAAGGTACAGCAGAAGAAAACCCAAGCTGAATTACGCCTAAAGATGCTTGCTAAGACGCTTCCAGACCTCAAGCAAGTAGACGCTGATCTCACTAGCAGTGATGGCTCTATGACTCCACCAATGGTGATTGAACTTGTCGCAAAAGGTCTCGATTGAACTACCGCCTAAGCTAGCCAGTCTATTTACCGGCGAAGCTAGGTACAGGTGCTCTTACGGTGGACGTGGCTCTGCCAAGACTCGCTCATTCGCATTAATGACTGCGGTCTGGGGTATGCGCTGGGGAGTTGCCGGCAAGCAAGGTCAGATACTCTGCGCTCGTGAACACCTTAACTCTCTGGATGAATCCTCTATGGAGGAAGTGAAGTCCGCTATACGGTCCGTGCAGTGCCTGGCTGACTACTATGAGATCGGTGAGAGATACATTCGCAGCAAGGATGGACGCATCACTTACGTGTTCGCCGGCCTACGAAGAAACCTTGATAGCATTAAGTCAAAGGCTCGTATCTTATTGTGCTGGGTAGATGAGGCAGAGACGGTTACTGAGACGGCTTGGCAGAAGCTTATCCCTACAGTACGAGAGGATGACTCCGAGATATGGGTAACCTGGAACCCTGAGAATAAGCACTCCGCTACTCATGCGCGTTTTCGTATGACTGAGCCAGAGCATTGCAAGATGGTAGAAATGAACTGGCGGGATAATCCGTGGTTTCCTGATGTGCTTGAGCAGGAGCGCCAAGAGGATCTTAAGAAGCGCCCGGATGTCTACGATCATATATGGGAAGGTGACTTCAGAATCTTCTCAGAAGGCGCTTACTACACTCAAGAGATGGCTAATGCCTTACACGAGAACCGTATAGACCGCGTGCCATACGAGCGCTCAGCCGGCGTTGTGACGGCTTGGGACTTGGGTGTGGGTGATAGCACTGCTATTTGGTTCGCTCAGTTTGTAGGGCCAGAGGTAAGGCTTATAGACTACTACGAGAACGCTGGGGTTGGCTTAGATCACTATGCGCGTATCCTGCAAGAGAAGGGCTATGTCTATGAGCAGCACATCCTACCTCACGATGTCAGGGTCAGAGAGCTAGGTAGTGGCCGGTCGAGGCTAGAGGTATTGGATAACCTCGGCGTGAAGCCTGTAGAGATTGCGCCGCAGCTAAACGTCGATGATGGCATTCAAGCAGTTAGGTCAATCCTTGATCTCTCTTACTTTGACAAAGACAAGTGCGAGAAGGGTATCGATTGTCTCAGGCAGTACAGGCGGCAGTATAACGAGACGATGATGGTATGGAATGAGCGGCCTTTGCATGACTGGACCTCACATTGCGCAGACGCCTTTAGATACTTAGCGATTGGATACCGCAAGACCTCAGACTGGGGTGCGCCAATACGCAGGAACTTACAGGGTATTGTCTGATATAATCGGCTTTCTACACTGGAGGCTTCATGGCAATTGGCTCTCGCTTACGCGGCATTCTTGATGAACTAATCACTGCTGGATTCCCAGAAGAAACTGCTGAGCGCATTGTTACCGGCCAACTTCCAATGGACACAGCCTCTCGTATGCAGCGTGCTGAGGCTATGGGCTTCGATCCTTCTAACGTGCAATATCACGGCACAGAAGCAGATATCACGCAGTTCAGACCTAGTGCAAAAGGCAAGATGGGGCCAGGTGTTTACACTACGCCCAGCCCATCAAAGGCGTCTGTATTTGCAGGATATCCAAGTCCCTATGCCGAAGGCGGCAATGTTATGCCTTTGTTATTGCGCGGTGACTATATTAAGCGTGCCGACGCTTTTGATCTACGGCCTGAGATTAGCGGCAGAGAAGGCCAGCGCATCTTGAATGAAACGCTTGAGGGCATGGGATACGCCGGTAGTAAAGCAGGGGAGCGAGGCTCTTTAGCACCTGAAGCGGTAACCTTCGATCCCCGTAACGTCCGCTCCCTATTCGCCGCATTCGACCCTGAGTACAAAGGCTCTAATGTCCTTGGTGACCGGGCTATACCTGTAGCTGGGGCTGGATTGTTAGCTGCCGCAGCTATGGCACCAGAGGAGGCAGAGGCTGGTGTTATTAAAACTTTTGGCCGTGAGTTTGACCCTAGATTTGATAAGCGCGCGACAGAGCAAGAGAAGCTTCGAGATACCACATTTACTATAGAAGAGCGTGGCACTCAGGACGTTCCTAGAATCGCGTTATCCGATCTTGAAGGACGCCCTTTTGTAACCACAATGTCAGACCGTACTCAAGCAGGCGGAATACTTACCGCCATTGACGACGTGGCCTTAGATCGCCCTATCAACTTGCAAGGCGGTCAAGGATTTATGTTTGAAAATCCAGGTATGACGTGGGCGTCAGCTCCTGGCGTTGTAACGCAAATAATGAAGGCGGCTCGAGAAACCGGAGAAGACCCACTTTATATGCCTTTCCGCATGGCACCTACTGGCGGCGATTTTGCCACAATGACCGGCGAGACAATGCTCAGTTATGCCGCGTCCAATATGGCGAAGGAAACAAAAAAAGAGCTTGATAAGGCAGTTACAGAATTTGTTAGTAAGGGTACTGTGAAAGACGGCGTCAGGAAAAACGACGGCTTAAAGATTAAAGGATGGAAGGGTGTGGATGATCCTAGGTCAGTCCAAGCTTTCCGCAACGCACCGGACCCTTTGCGTAAAGAGCTTATGAACATGATAGACGTTAAGTTCCGCAAAAAGGGCGGCCTTAGCGTTGGCCAGGCAAGGCTCGCCGTTACTGAGCCAGGCCAGGCTGATGCTTTAGATGCTCGAATACAGAACATCGGTGAAATATTTAGTAATAATGATGTAATTACTCAAAGCGGACACCCTTCTTACCCGCAAGGTGTTCCAGGTCAAGGGCTGGGCCGCACGGACCAAGAGGTAAGTATTTTTGATTTGCTGCCAAACGCTAGATATGGGGACGCACAAAAACCCGTTAAAGACCCTGTAAGACCCACTGCAAGAGAAATACGAGCGCTTACCATGAAGCCTTACACTGGCCGTATTACGGAAGACATACTTCTCGGTCTAGAGGCTCGCGGCGTTAATGTAAATGCCAATCCAATCGTTACAGCGGCGGCAGTAGCGGCAGGACAAGAGGCAGAGGGCTTGCTTGCACAGCTCCCACAGAAAGATAGTGAAGCGTATAACTACAGCGACTTACTTCCAATCAAGCGGTCAAAAGACCCAGAAGCGCGCGAGGGATTGCTAGGCGGTTACAGCCCAGCATATACCGGAGTCGTCGAGGATATGATTGAAGGATTATTAAAATTTAGCACTCAAGCAAAACGTGGAATATACAATCCAGCGGCTGCGAGTGAGTTCCTGCTATAAGCAAGGTATAATATGGCGACACCACGCAAAGGCAAGGCAAAGGTTAAGGTCACGGCTTCCGGTAAGAAGGTATCGTATGGGCAGGCCGGTAAAGCCAAGGATGGTAAGTCGCGAGTACGGCCAGGAACTAGCAAGGGAGACGCCTATTGTGCGCGATCCGCTGGTCAGATGAAGAAGCACCCGAAAGCGGCTGCCAATCCTAACTCACCTTTACGCTTGTCTCGTAAGCGGTGGAAGTGTTCTGGGACTAAATCAAGGAGCAAGTAATGGCCTACGGTTACGGTAAGAAAAAGAAAGGCAAGAAGCGAGGGAAGTAATATGCCAAGTAAGCGAGGGCTATACGCCAACATTCAAGCCAAGCGTAAGCGCATTAAAGCCGGTAGCGGTGAGACCATGCGTAAGGCTGGAGAGAAAGGTGCGCCAAGCGCAAAGGACTTTAAGAAAGCCGCTAAGACAGCCAAGAAGCCTGGCAGGAAGCGTAAGTAATGGCACTGACTAACTATGCGGAGCTGAAAAGCTCTATTGCTGATTTCCTTAACCGGGATGATCTTACGTCTGTTATACCGACGTTTATCTCACTGGCAGAGGCTCAGTTCGCGCGCGATCTACGTCACTACAAGATGGAGAACCGCGCCACAGGAACCATCGATAGTCAGTTTATGACTAAGCCCGGCGACTGGTTAGAGACTATTCGCATCAATATTACGACCTCAAATACACGCCCCTTAGACTTACTAAGCGCGCAGGCAATGGTCGATAAGCGAGCTAATCACCTCGACACTACAGGTATCCCACGGTATTACAGGCACTCTGAGAATCAGTTTGAGTTCTTCCCAAGCCCCGATGGGAGCTATGGCGTAGAGCTATTGTACTATCAGCGTGTACCTGCCTTATCTGACTCTGTTACAACCAACTGGCTGTTAACTGAAGCACCAGATGCGTACTTGTATGGCGCATTAATTCATTCCGCACCATATCTATCGGAAGACCAGCGCACGGCTGTATGGGCGCAACTATTCGGCGCATCATTACAGCGTCTTAATCAATCATCGGACGAGGCAACACATTCAGGTAGCGGCCTTGTTATGCGTAACAGGGGGCTTGCATGAGCTTTACTAATTTCCTAGAAACAGAAATCC